ACTGCGCAGCCAAGTCTTAACAAATGCATACTCATATTACAAGTATCAACTCCAAGATGGAGACACTCCAGAAATTGTTGCATACAAACAATACGGAGACGCAACATACCACTGGATTATTTGTCTGACAAATAGTCTTAATGATCCGCAGTTTGATTTCCCTCTTCCACGAGATGCTCTTGAAAGAAAAATCGTAAAACAATACAATCTGAACTCAATCACAGAAGCCTATTCAACTGTCCATCATTATGAGTTGGAAGTTGTCAATACACTAAACATTGTCAATGGACCATCTACAGTTGAGACAAAGAAGTATACAGTCACTCTTGATCAGTATAATTATAGCACGAATGCTTTATCTACAATTACTTTAAACACTCCATCAAATCAACTGTATCATTTTCATGCGAATAATTCAAATACAAGCACAGCAAATACAGCATCATTAGCAGTTAAGAGAACATATAAAGCAGTGAATGTTTACGATCATGAAGAAAAATTAAATGAAGAAAAACGAGAAATCGTATTGCTCAAGAAACAGTATATTGAACCTCTATTGATTGAACTAGAAACAATTCTAAATGACTAATTCACGAACTTCGACATCAAGCACAGATGTCAAAATTAATGAAGTGACAATACATCCTTCAACTGGAAAGCCGCAAGATATTTCACAAATTGTGAATGTCATTAATATCCATGAAGATTTATTTCTTCCAGTCATAACTGGATCAGTGCAACTAATTGACGGTAGATCTCTCCCTGGAGCATTCTCATTACACGGCAATGAGTTTATTACAATCTCTTTCAATCGTCCAGATGATCAAGGAAGCGACACAAAGTATATCAAGTCATTTAGAATTTATAAAATTGCAGAAAGAGGGCAAGCAGGGACGTCACAGACGCAGAGTTATATAATCTATTTCTGCTCTGAAGAACTTGTTTACTCAAACCAACTTCTCATCTCAAAAACATACAAGGATGGTAACTGCACTGATTATGTGAAAAAGATTCTGATGAAGGATTTGAAAACAAATTCTAAAAGAATTTTAGATCAAAACTTCGAACTTTCTAGTGGTGACTCATACCATGTAATTACAAGATACAAACCATTTGAAGCAATTAATTATTTTGCAAATCACTCATTTAATAATAATTATTCAACGTTTGTGTTTTTTGAAAACAAAGATGGATTTAACTTTTCTTCGCTAGAACAATTATTTAAACGACCAACTTTAAATGAGTTAAGTTATAATACATCCAAGTTTACTAATGAAATTCAAAATGCTGTATTCAAGAATTCAAACGATGTAAATAAATTTGAAATTGCGCAAACGTTTGATATTTTAAAGAACACGCGAAAGGGTGCATATAGTTCTACTCATCTGACTCTTGACATTTTAACGCAACAATACAAACGAAATAAGTATTCCGTTGTAGACGAGAAAAACAAAAAGATCATGATGGACGGAAACTTTCCGTTCAATGATGCGAAGAACAGAGGCGGAAAAGCACTATACGAGGAATACGATAGTTGCGTCAAATACTCAATCACGAATTTGGGACAAACTAACAATCCATATTTCCAGTCAAAAGTACAAAGAGTTTTAGATACGAATATTGAAAATACTTTAGTTCAGAGAAATATGCAATTAAGTCTCCTACAGAGCACAGCACTTGAATGTATCGTTCCTGGAAATCCGTTCTATTCTGTAGGCTACATGCTTGATTTTAATATGCCAGCATTTTCACAAAACCCTGATAGCGAAAGATTGATTGACCCATATTACAAAGGTAAATATCTAATTACAGAAACACGGCATATGATTTCTGGTGGTAAATTACAAACAATGCTACGACTCTCGAAGAACTCTGTGGCAACAGCATATGATAAGGCTTCAGAAAGTGATAATTTCTCAAGAGCGAGAAGATACTAATGCTTGATCAAGATTTTGTTGGATTAAATAATTTTGTCTGGTGGTTTGGCGTTGTTGAAGATCGCCAGGATCCGCTCAATCTTGGAAGATGCAAGGTTCGTTGTTTTGGGTGGCACACAGAAGATGTAAATCAGATTACAACTGATGATCTTCCTTGGGCGCAGCCAGTTGTTCCGTATGGTTCAAAAGTCGTGCAGCCACCAACCGAAGGCACAATGGTATTTGGATTTTTTGCCGATGGTCAAGTTGGGCGCTTTCCAATCATCCTTGGGACTGTTCCAGGTATCCCTGCGGAATTAAGAGAAATTGGTACTGGATTCACCGACCCATTAACAGTTGAGGAGAAACAAGCAATCGGAACTCCTCGCAAATTAGATACTGGCAAATCAGTTTTACAGAAGAACACAAAAGGCGTCAAGATCGTTGATGAGTTGCCAACTCGATACCCAAGAAATTTAAACGAACCAAATACATCTAGACTTGCAAGACCTGTTCGTGGCGAGAAAGACGGAAAGTTTGATGGTATTGATAGTGCTTCAATTGCAAATACAACCATTGACTTTCAGAGAAAAACACGTGTCACAAATGTAGCAACTTCAGCTGCAAGCACTTGGGATGAGTCATATCCAACGTATGCTGCCAAATTTCCTTACAATCACGTGACCGAAACAGAATCTGGTCATGCATTTGAAATGGATGACACTCATGGGTTTGAGCGTGTCCAGTTGTCTCATAGAACTGGAACGACTCTAGAATTTGCAAATACAGGTGCAACAAAAATCAAATCAATGTCTAGCCGTCAAGATGTTACGATGGGAGATCATAGAAATTATGTTAATGGTGCAAAGTATGAAACAATTGACGGTGATTGCTATTTACTAGTTGGTGGAAAACTTCGTATACAAGCTGGTTCAATTGAGATTGTTTCAGGGACCAGTACTGCGGTTTCTGCGACACAATCGATTGAAATTTCTGCAGGACAAAGCGCAAGTATGTCAGCATTGCAAGTTGGTATGAGCGGCGTTATGGCATCAGTTTCTGGTGTTAAGAACTGACATCAATGGCGAAATGGCTGCATCAGTTAATGGTGGATTGGTGCAGGTGAAAGGAAAAGGTTCTGTTAAGATTAAATCTGATGGAATCATTGGCGCATATTCCCCATTTCAAAATAGACAGGGAGTTGAAAGTGTCAACTCTTGTATCCCAGATCCTGTTCCAGATGTGCCACCAAATCCAGAAATTCCTAAACCTGGACTCGGGCAACCAATCTCATACGCTGATGCAACTGGTTCAGCGCAAGCTGCTACTGAAGCATTTGCAGCGCAAAACACAGGATTGGGGGGTTAATAATGGGTGGAGCAGCAGTAGAAATTGCGCGCCGACGAGCTGCAGAAGTAAAACAAGAGATGTCTGGGAGCAATTTCCCAGAAGATGGGGCTTATGCTTTAAGTCCAGAAGTCTCGCCATACGTTCCATCATCTTCTCCTTTATCTCCAGGAGACACCTTTTCTCCAAAAGCCCAACAAGAAGTCACAAATCCACCACCTTCAGAAGTTATCATACAAAAGGGACAAGATAACTCTCAGTTCTTACCAAAAACTACAGGTACGACTTTTAGTTTTAGTTTCAAAGATGGGCGTCCAAATTTCACATTAAGCGTTCCAAACGGTTCTTACACAGATATTGCGAATTCATTTATACAAGCAATTCTTACAGGACAGAATCCATCCTTTCCACCAAACATCACAACCACAGCCACAATTAATCCTCCACGAGATTCAAGTGGAGATAGGGGCGGTGCTGCTGCAGTTGTTGTATCGCCATCAAGTAATGCAACACCAAATACAACAAGCACGACGACCGAATCCTCTAAGATTAGGCTATAAATATATGTGTATTGAAAATAATGCCATCTACAGACTACAAATTATTGAAGATAAAAGAGTCAAATTGATTCCTCTTTCAGAAGAGGATAAACAGTTCTACATCAAAAATAATATGCAAGAAAGAATAGATGCGCATGATGCGTATATAAATGCCTTTACAGAAGTGCAAGACATTGAAGAAGATTGTAGAAAAAGATATGGTGATGAGATCATTGACAAGTTAATGAGAGGTATGCCGCTTTCATAAGTTTAAGTAAAATTATCAAACTTATCCTCTGTCTTATCGGAGGATTACCATTACTGCAGACATTAGCGTTAATGTTTTCCTGCGTGCCTATCCCATTTGTCAAGCAAGGTGGGATAGATTTCTCACAAACTGCATTTGGTAAGTTTATATCAAGAATTAAAAATTCGTTTGATAAGGCTGCTGATGCTGTTTCAAAATTCTTTAAGGATAACTTCCGCAATCCATTACAAGATAAAATTAAAAATTTTAAAGAAACTAAATTAGATCCTCTCGACAAAGATATAGCATCACCGTTTGAAAGTTTAAATAATGAAATCGATGAGTTTGTTGCAGACGATTATATTGGATTACACATTTTATTTGGGGATTTAGCTGGTAGTGGAAACGGTAGCATTCAAGCCACATTCAACGCGCTTGAAGCGTCACTCGGAAAAGCACAAAACTTTTCTGATAACTATAAAATCGGACCATTTACGCTTGGTCAATTAGTAACAACTGCTGAGAGTGCTTCACTCCAAGCAGGTCTAAATCAATTTAAAGATCACACTGATGCGCTTTCTGGCGTTTCAAGCACTATGGCATATGATCTCATTACTCTTTATGGTAATGTCATCAGCACTGGCGCGACAGTAAACATCGCATCAAGTAATGTTGTATTACCAAATTTAAGAGCAACAGCATATCCTAGAGTTGATTATGGTGATACAATTATAATCGATTCTCAGCAAAGAACCGTGACTGAAAAAACATTTGCTGCCCATGCCTCTGGAACGGTTTCTGTCGACATTTCTACAAACAATGTGAAGGTTATAACTGCAGACACTGGAACGTTAAATCTTGTAAACTGTTTACTGTCAACATCAGGAACGCTCAATCTCAATACAAGCATGTTTATTACGGTAAATAATACTATTCGCCGCATTCAAACAATTAATGCAGCAGGTGATTATTTACTTGTTGATGTTCCATTTAGATCTTCTGCGACTGGTGTTCAGTTGTATAAAGAAACCTCATTTGTCGTAAACACTGCCTTTACAACAACAACGACAGATCAAATCATTTATGTCAGATCTCCATTCGTCTGTAATACAGAGTGTTTGGATAACGTCATTACAGGTAACGGAACATCTTGGACTTCTCAACTTGAAGTCGGCGATAAGATCATTTATGATACTAAAGAGTTCATTATTCAAAATCTAACAGATACAACCATTATGGTTGATGATCCACTTCGCCTAACAAAGAACTTTGCTGTCTATAAAGTAAATAACGAAATTGAGATAACTCAATTTGGAGAGGATGTCGATCCAGATGAGATCATTAATGCATTTGTGATGGTTGAGACGATGACAGGCGATCCTAACTTTATGAAGGGGATGAAGTCTCGCGTCCGACTTGCAAATGGAAAATATACTTCGGTTGCAACAGAAGCTCCGTTGGATGCTGCTCAGGCTCTCTTTAGACAAGATCTGCTTGACGAAGCAAAATATGCAATTAAAGAGATGAAGTATGAATTAAATAACGCTAAGGTTAGAGGATTATCTAATACTCAGATTATTACTCAAACTGAAGGAGTTATTAATCGTTATACGAATATTAAAAATGAATTTGAAGCCGTCGTGGCACGAGACAAACAGATCATTAAGAATGTTAAGAACTTTGTGAAGGCTCTCGGAAAACTTTTCTCGCTCGCTTGCGGAAAGAAAAAGAGAAATAAAGGTGATAGTTCCTCTGATGATTATTTGGACGTAATCGTTGTACCAAACCCTGTTGAAGATGGATGTGATGCTACCAGAGGGACGTTCGGAGATGTTCTAGATGAATTTGATCAAGAATTCAACAATGATAACTATGGTCCTGTAAGCACAAACGCAAATACGACGATCGCAACAACTAACGCATTCGATGGACAGGATACAATTCTAGGACCACTACCAAGCCAGACTCAAGGAACCGATGTTGTGGATGGCAATATTGGTATTGATAATGGTGATCCAGATGTCAACGTTCCAGAAGATCCATGTGCTAAACCTTGCTAAATAACGAAAAAGGTACAAATAAGAAATGGCACTTGAAGTAAGAACATATAAAGATTTAGATCTCCGATTGGCAGCGCATCCAGTAACAAAAGATGTGTTGAAGCGAACTGGAAATGCATCTATTATCGGTGCGCTTAAAAATCTAATTCTTACAAATCCTTACGAAAAACCATTTCAACCAGCATTTGGTTCTCGTGTTCGTTCTTTATTATTTGAAGACGTTTCATTTATTACGGCGAGTGTTCTTCAGACTGAAATTTCAAATGCGATTAAGAATTTTGAGCCACGCATTGGAATAGAGGCTGTTCGTGTGCAAGCGCAGCCTGAACAAAATCGTTATGCGGTCACAATTCGCTTCTTCATTAATAATCTAGAAGCACCTGTTACAATTAACTTGTTCTTAGAAAAGGTTCGCTGATGGCAAACACAGATCAAAAACTCGTCGTTTCGGAATTAGACTTTGCTCAGATTAAGAACAATCTAAAGAACTTTCTTCGCGAGCAGCAGGAGTTTACAGACTTCGATTTCGAAGCTGCAGGCATCAATGTCCTATTGGACATCCTAGCCTATAACACTCACTACATGGCATTCTATAATAATATGATTGCCAATGAGATGTTCTTAGATACAGCTCTAATGCGCGACTCAGTTGTTTCCCATGCCAAGATGCTTGGGTACACTCCACGTTCTTCTGTTGCTCCAAGAGCGACGATTGACCTGCAAGTGATTCGTTCTTCTGGAACACAGAGCTCTTTGACCTTGCCTCGTTTTACAAGATTTCAGTCTTTGCCAATCAATGGTGCTTCATATACTTTCGTGAACTATGACTCAAAAACAGTTGATTATGATCCAACCTGTAATCGTTTTTGCTTTCATGATATCTATCTCTACCAAGGGCAACCATTGAGTTATACATTCACCTATAACTCAACGAATAATCCAAATCAAAACTTTGAGTTGCCAGACGCTGGTATTGATACATCAAGTCTAGAAGTCGTTGTTCAGGAATCAGGCGCAAGTTTAAGATCAGAGAAATATATTTTGTCCACAGACGCAACGTCTGTCACATCAAACTCTGCAGTATACTTCCTAGATGAATCAAGAAACGGAAAATATAAGATCTATTTCGGTGATGGTGTAATTGGAAAGAGTCTGACCAATGGTAATCTAGTCACTGTGACGTACATCGTCACAGATGGTGCATTAGCAAATAAAGCAAATGCATTTAGTGTCGTTGATACGATTGGCGGATTTCCAAATAGCATTGTGTACCCAGTTGTTGCGGCTTCTGGTGGTGATGCGCCTGAGAGCACCGAAAGTGTTCGATCAACATCAACAAAGGCATATGCTGCAAACGGTCGTGGTGTAACAAAGAACGATTTGATTGCTCTTATCAATAAGAATTATCCATACTTTGAGTCAGTAAATGTTTGGGGTGGAGAAGAAAACGATCCACCTGTATATGGTAAAGTGTTCATTGCAGCAAAACCAACTAGTGGATATGATATTACAGAAACAGAAAAATTGACTGTAATTAACGATATTATCAAACCAGTTTCTGTTGTAACTGTTTCGCCAGAGTTCATTGATGTGGACTATAATTATCTTAAGATTTTTGCCGATGTTTATTTCGATCAAACGAAAACAAATCGTTCCACAGATTCTCTTAAATCACTAGTAAGAAGTGCAATTGTTGGATATAAGAATGCTGAATTAAACGATTTCAATAGCAGATTTAAAATTTCTCGCCTTCTTCGAAGAATTGACGATTCAGAAACGTCAATTCAATATAGTGATGCAATTGCAATAATCGAGAAGCGATTCACACCGCAAGTTGGCGCATCAAGAAACTATACTGTCAATTTTGGAACATCTATTTCGCGCGAAGATCCACAATATAAATTGTACTCTTCTCCTGCATTTAAACAATATGATGATGAGTTTAATCTACGCTCATGTTTCTTTGAAGAAACTCCAGGAACATCTTCTGGAATTGACTCAATTGACATCATTGCAACATCAGCTTCTAAAGTATATGACCAAGAACCATCTCCAACCGTAACTATTGACGGAGACGGAGTTGGAGCTGCAGCCACAGCAATCGTTGTCAATGGTAAGATAACATCAATTCGAATTGATGATCCAGGTGTTAATTATACAACAGCAACTGCATATATCACTTATCTTGATGAAGTTGATACCACAGTTGCGCTCACCGTAAATATTCAAAATAGATATGGTGTGATTCGCAGTTATTACATTAATGAAACAACCAAGGTTAAAACAGTATTGAATCCTAACGCTGGAGAAATTGATTATATTCTTGGTAAAATTACATTAACAAATTTCGACCCAGTAAGTATCGAAGACCCATTGAAAATCTTTAAGTTCTTTGCAAAACCACAGACGAATAACTTTGAATCAAGTCGTAATAGAATCATAACAATTGATGAAGAAGATTCTGGGTCAATCACTGTAACAGTAAAAGCGGTTGATTAATGTTTGCAAATAACTACATCTCAACAATTGTTGAGAATCAATTACCAGATTTTATTAGAGCAGATGATGCTGCAATAACGGCTGCGAATACATCTGCACCTACGTTTACAAAGTTACTTAAAAAGTATTATGAATATCTTGAGCAAGACACTAAAACTCTAAATGTTGGTAAGAATCTGTATGATTACGCAGATGCTGATACAACAAGAGCAGATCTTTTACAGTATTTAAAGTCTAAATTTATCTCAAGTTTCCCTGAAGATACTGAACTTTCTACAGCAAAAGTAATCAAAGCAGCAAAAGATTTTTATGCGAAAAAAGGAACACCAGAGTCCTTTAAGTTTTTGTTTCGCGTTCTTTATAATCAAGAAGCTGATGTATATTTTCCTAAAGAAGAAATTTTAAGAGCCTCAGACGGTAAATGGAAATTACCACAGGCGCTTCGATTATCTTTTAATGATTCGCTAACTCTACTTGCAAACGGTAACGTTAATGTTGCTGTTACAACATCAAACACGGTTATTGCAAATGGGTCGTTTAATTTTGTTGCTGAGGGAATTACTGCCAATTCATATATTCAAATTGGCACAGAAAAACGTCAAGTTGTAAATGTAAGCACCAATAGTATAAATGTTTATCCTGGTTTCGCCAACTTTAAAAACAACACAGCTGGCGATAACATTTACACAACAGCAAAATTGTACAAGGTAACATTGAACGAATATGCTGACTTTGATGTTTCAAAATTAAATCGCAGACAAGGTATTGGAGAAATATCAAGAACAACCTGTGTAATTGAAAAGGCGATTCGTTCAGTTGATAAAAGCACTGGTCGCGAACTTGTCGAATTATACGTTTCAAATGTAAAAAGATTATTTGATGCTGGTGAAAATCTTGTTGTTCAATACGTTGACGACAATGGCGTGACCCAAACATTTAAATCAAAAATTGTTTCTCTAGTTTCAAATCTTTCTTTGTTTAGAAATCGGTTTGGTGTTGTACAGCAAGGTCGCAGATATAAGACAGGTGATCCTGTTGTTATTTTTGGCGGTCTTGCAGATACTCCAGATGCCACCAAAGCGGTTGCAACTGTTCGAAACGTATCAACTGGTGCCCTTGAAACTGTTGAAGTTGTAAACAGAGGATACTTCTTCAGAGCAGATCCAAATTCAATGGTTAGAGTTTTGACGACCACTGGTATTGGCGCGAATGTGTTTATCAACAGTATCTACGAAGATGCTACAAATTCAAATACATTCTTATTCAATACAGATGCTCTTGGATATAAGACAGACATCTATATGAATGATGTAGATGGATATAATTTTGATAATGTCACAACATATGCAAATTTAACAACTGGTGCTGGTAATACGAGACTTGCCGTAAATTTAAACACTGCATATCACGTAGCAAATACTACAAATGATTATTATAACTCTTTTATTGTAAGAATTCTTAGCGGAACTGGTTCTGATGGTTCTGGTGCAAATATTAATACTGTGGTGATTGCAGATTATACTGGCTCAAACACAGTTGCAAATTTCAATGCCAACACTCCTGTCACTGGAACCGTAAATATTTCTAGTGGTAGCGTTGCAGTCGTCGGAAATACAACAACATCTCATGAGACGCAATTTGTTGATAGTGCCGTTCCTGGATTTTACACATATCTAACTCCAGGAAAAGATATTGAGATTGCTGGCGAAACAAGAACTATTGCCACTGTTACAAACAACCATCACCTCACAGTGACCTCTGCATTTACGACCACAGCATCAAACGTTAAATTAAATGCAAATTCTACGCTCACTTCAATTCCAGATGGAACAAGCAACTTAGATATTCATGTTGGATTTGATACTCAAATCGGAAGAGCATTTACTTACTCGAATATCAGACTTGGTAGTATCCAAACTGTACAGCTTGAGGATAGCGGTGGGTTCTTTGAAGAAAATCCAACATTTGATACGGATTCTGTTTTTGACACCGACTTCAGCATTGAACAAAATTATACCACTCCTTGGGTATTGGATGGTGGTAGCCTCACAGAAATGGGTGGCATCACCTACAATAAAACAGCAAAAACATTGACGCTTCCAAGTGCTGATAATCATTGGAGTCTCTCAAATGGATATTACACTGGAGCAAAAGTATTTCTTGATGTTGGTGATACTGCACACTATGCTAAAGTTGTGGACTACATTGTAACTAATAAAGAGACATCATCAAACGTAAAGACCTTGTATCTTGATCGAGCATTTGAGAATAACATTGATCAGGTTACAATTAAAAGATATCGATTATTTTTCGATTTAAGACCAAGTGTTCGAAACGTCGGTAAAATTGGAACTATACTTCTTCTAAACGGAGGCAATGGATATTCAGCTGGAGATCAAGTTGATTTCGTTGGAACTGGATACGGTGCTGCTGCAACACTAACTATTTCAAGTGGCGTCATCACAGGAATAACTTTAACAAATCGAGGTGAAGGGTATGTTGAAATGCCAACTATTCGAATCTTGAATAGTAGTGGTGGTGCATCAACAGGTGCAAATGCTCAGTTTGAAGTCATCGGATTGAGCGATGGAGAAGAAATTACAGCAACACCAGACGAAATTGGTAAGATTCAAGACTTTAATCTAATTAATCGTGGCTTTGACTATGCAAGCACT